TTATAGATGAAGCAGAACAGATGAAAGCAAAGCGACCTAAGAAATACCAACATATCTATTTAGGTGGGTACGGTGTATCCGATGGGCTTATATTTGATAATGTAACAGTTAGAACAATATTGGCAGATGAGGTCAAAGGGCTTGTAAATGTGCAGGGCTTAGACTTTGGGTATACAAACGATGAAACATCATTCTGTACAAATTATATAAATGAAGAAGAGAAGATCATTTATGTGTTTGACGGCTTTTATGAAAAAGGATTAAGCAACGGTGCAATAGCTCAAAGGATGCGAGATATGTTATGTCATAAGCACATGACCACGGCTGACAGCTCCGAGCCTAAGTCGATAGACTCATTGCGATCTAAAGATATTTATATAAGGGCGGCAAAGAAAGGGAAAGACAGTATTAATATAGGTATTGACTTCCTATTGGACTATAAAATAGTTATCAACTCTCATTTAAAAGGATTTATAGTTGAGTCTGAATATTACGTTTGGGACGTGGACAGGCATACAGGTACGGCTATAAATAAGCCAGTTGATAAATATAATCACTTTTGGGACAGTCTAAGATATAGCATAGAGCATTTATTCACGGGAGAGGTTAAAACACAATCCTTTAGGCTTAGTGGGATATGATATAATAAACAAAAAGGATTTCCCATCGCCACTACATACGACTACCCGGATACATATATAGTTAACAGTATAGACGCTTCAGAGCTTGAAGCAGCAGAGGCAGAAGCACTGGTAGATTTAGCAGCCCAAGGAGTTACAGATGAGTATTACCTAAGGCGTATGGTGTTATGCCTTGTCTATATCGAACTCGCAACACGTCAAGGTGAAAGCGAAGCCATGCAAGATCGGATAAACAATTACCGAAAAGACTATTTAAGATATTCCAAAATGAATAAGTTTGAAGATCAGGACAGCGGCGTTATAGCCGGGGCTATAAGTAGGGCATAACCATGTGGGAATTACTAAACAAAATTAAAACAGCGTTAGAAACCATTGACGATCTAAATACAGTCAATATAGGGGCAGAACGCGGTATTGGAGCAAAAGACACGCCGGCAGCAAGAATAGTAACAGAATATTCAGAGCCTTCAAAACAAAACAAATACTTTGATCAAGGTGTTATTCAAATTATATTACTTCTTGACCTCAAGAATGATCTCCCCTCCGTTTATGAAGAGTCCATATCTTTGGAATTACAAATAAGAGAGGCACTAAAAGGCATTGTATTATTTAACCGAATAGAATATGACCAGGATGCTGTATCTCTGATGAAAGCTTCAATACTTAGATTTACTTTCTCAGGAATACGAAACACGGTAGAAGAATGCAACTTATAATCAAAAATGAATCAGATTTATATCGAAGGTTAGACTCATTGTCTGACGTATTCAAAAAAACATTTTGGGTAGGAGTGCAGGAAGACCTAGAGAAAAATCTACTAAGAAACATCAAACCACACAGCAAAACGGGTAAACTAGAGCGTAACGCGTATGTAAAGATTATCCCTAACGGAGTTGAAGCCGGTATTGAAAATGAAGGAATGATGGTCGATTGGAGAGGGACAAGAAAAAACTATGGGGTATTTGTACATGAAGGCACAAGACCTCATATAATTAAGCCTAAAAAGAAAAAGTCATTACGGTGGAGCCCTCCCGGTGGGGATGTGTTTGCAAAAGAAGTGCATCACCCGGGATACAAAGGCGACCCATATCTTTACAATGCAGCACAAGAAACCTTTAACCGATTAGACAAGATATTCAGAGAAGAACTACACAAAAAAGGAATTACATGAATTTTATAACAGAGTTTCAATTTATAGCAGATGCTTACAACGGAACTGGGGGCTTTGCAGATGGTTCTGAACTAGATCAGTTTAAGCGTGAGAGTGATGGCTCTACAGACCCCACAGACGATGCTTATGGGGATAGAAAAGAAGCGTCAAAACATGAGTATGAAAACTTGTTTAGTAGCAAAGTGTCAAGATATAACGGTTATCTGTTTAAGAGTCAGCCGGGAAGAAAAACCGAAGATAAACTTTTAGAAGGCATACTTAAAGATGCAAATAGACGCGGCGAGAGTGTAAATGTATTTATGTCAAACTTCGCTAAGAACGCAAAGGCTCGCGGTGTAAATCTTTTACTCGTTGATATCCCACAAGAGAAAGCCAAAGACAGGAAAGAGCAGATAGACAAGCGGCTCACCCCATATTTCGTTGAGATGCTTCCGGAAACGGTACAAGAGTATAAGATTAATAACTTTGGAAGCTTTGACTTTGTTACTTTTGGCGACACGATAGACAGTAGCACTTATGAAAACTCTGATACACAAGACATTGTAAGATATTACGATAAAAAAGAATGGCGTATCTACGATTTAGACAAAAACATTCTAGATCGTGGAGATCATGGTTTCAGTAGATGCCCAGTACTTATCTTCTCGGAAAAAGGAAATTTTGAGTCATTGGGTGAGTTTTCACAGTTGGCGGGGTTATCCAAACGAATGTTCAATAATGATAGTGAGTTAAAACTATTGCTAAGAGGTCAGACGTTTTCAATCCTTACTATTTGGACAGAAAAAGGTTCTTCCCCTACGATCAATCTAGGGATAGATAATGCCCTATTGTATTCAGGGGATCATCCACCTTCTTATATTTCATCTGATGTTGCACAAGCCAAAACATACGAGGATAAGATTTTAGCGATAAAAGAGTCTATGGACAGAGTCGCATACGATGTATCTACTACCCAAGCACAAGAGAGCGGAATAGCCTTGTCTTTGAAGTTTGAAGGTCTAAACAGTTCACTGAATTCTTTTGCTCAACGTTTAGAGAATTTAGAGCGTGATGCATGGGACTTAGTATGTGAGAGTTTAGGACTGCCTTTTGATTCCGTAACTATTGTTTATAATATGGACTTCTCCATCACTGATCTAAACAATGAGATTGATATCCTAGACAGCGTTAATAATATCGCTGATTTACCTATCTATAAAGCCGAGAAGCTAAAAGCCATTGCGAGAGAAGATCTAAAGGGGTATGACGATGAAATTATGGAAACCATTTACGAGGAGATTGATACCTCTATAGGGAAAATGAGTGAAGTAGAATGACAATGTCCGGGGATTATGCTAAGAAACTTTATGATGATGTCATAAGGGATTATTACGCTAACCCAAATATGACTATGGGTGAGATTTTGGATATTCACTTAAAAAAGTATAACGATGCCGTTGCTGAAGAAATAAACAAGAATATAATAGAACTAATGGGTGCAACATTGACAAGTGTGTTTGTATCCGAAGCTATACCATATACTAAAGCCCAACTATCAAAAGCTTTGTATAAAAACGCTCAAAGTGCTGCTAAAGTAACGTATCAAGTAATGAAAGAACATATCGCTAACAAGTCTGCAATAAACGAGATACGCGAAGCCCTATATGATGGGTATGGATATGATGAATTACTTGATATAAAGAAAACACTCCCTAAATATTTATCTAAACCGTTATCAGAAAGCAAAGTAGCCAGACTAAAAACACAAGCTCTAAAGAATTCTTACATGGCAATGCTGGAGTCAATAAATGATAAACAGTTTGAAAAGAATATGAAGGTGGCATTGGAAGAGAGAGCGAGATATTTTGCCTTACGAATTGCAAGGACGGAAGAAGCAAAAGCCTTTACTCTGGCTAACGCTGTACGGCAAATAGATGAGGGGATTAAATATGTCAGATGGACGCTTAGTTCATTGCATAGGACTACTTGTATCTGTGAATTTTATGCTAATCAAGACTTAGGGTATGGCAAAGGGGTTTATAAACTTATGAATGCTCCCGCACCTGTATACTCATCTCACCCGAACTGCCTTTGTTCACTACGTCCCGTGTATCGTGAACCTAAGTATAAAAAGGTGGACAAAGAAGAGTATAAAGGTAAACATAAGCGTGACGATGTTTATGTTAAGGACTTGTTTAAAAAATAATCAGTCATATAAAATATATGATATAATAAGTTACAAAATTCAGAGGAGTTTGACAAATGACGGACATGGTTAAAGAGTTATTAGAGAATAACACATTGACGCAAGAGATTGCAGAGGCATTAGATACAAAGATTATGGATATGGTTACTCCGTTAAGGGCTGACTTAAAACTATTAAGAGAAGAGAAAAATACTCTTAGTAAGTCTTATGATGAGGTGCTAACTTCTAAGAACGGTTTAGATGAGCAACTAAAAGGTCTTGATGAACAAATCACAAGAGCAAAAGCAGAAGGTAAAAGCGAAATAGTAAGCCAATTAGAAGCAGAAAAAGCTTCAAAAAGTGAACTACAGAAAAGCTTAGACAATCTGCAAAAGGCAAACACTAATCTAATAGTAGATAGTGCGGTATCATCGGAGCTTGATAAGTTTGACGTGAAAAAAGAAGATAAAGAGATGATCCGCTTCTTCTTGCGTTCAAAGGCAACAATGACAGAAGATGGGGTGAGGTATGTTGACGGTAACGACTCTACGGAGTTGTCTTCAGCATTCTCAAGCTACTTTGAAGCAAACGGAGCGAGACTAAACCCCAAGGGTGATGGTAACGGCTCGGGTGCATCAGGTGGTGGCGGTGGAGGTCAAGCGGTTTTAAGCCGTGAGACTTTCGATAAAATGTCCCCTGCTCAACAGGCAGAAGCGGCAAGAACAAAAACAATTAAGGATTAATTATGAATACCCTAACAGGCTTAATTCCCGATTTATACGCGGCGTTAAATGTTATTTCAAGAGAACAGGTAGGTTTTATCCCTTCAGTAGGTAGAAACTCAGGAGCACAAAGAGCAGCAGTTGGCGAAGACGTTGTTATCCCTATCGCGGGTGTGGCAAATGTAGGAGATACAACTCCATCTATGGCAGTACCAGAGCCAACAGATCAAACAGTTACAAATACAAAGATAACTATTACAGCTTCAAGAGTTGCAGAGTTTGGTTTTGTAGGTGAAGAGCAACTAGGTCTAAATAACGGACCGGGTTATCTTTCAGTACAGGCACAGATGATTGTTCAGGCTATGAGATCACTTGTAAATGAGATTGAAACAGATTTGGCAGAAACTTATGTTGCAGCATCAAGAGCGTATGGTACGGCTGGAACAACTCCTTTCTCATCAACTATGGCAGATACGGCACAGGTAAGAAAAATCTTGGCAGACAATGGAGCATCGTTATCAAACTTAAACTTGGTAATTGACTCAACAGCGGGTGCTGCAATGAGAACGCTTACTAACCTAACTAAAGCAAATGAAGCTAACGACTCTTCATTACTAAGACAAGGTGTATTGCTTGATGTTCACGGTTTCGCGATCAGAGAGTCTGCTCAGGTACAATCAGCGACTAAAGGTACAGGAACTGGATATGTATCAGACGGTGGTGCTGCAATCGGTGAAACTGATATTGTGATCAAGACGGGTTCTGGTACGATTGTTGCTGGTGATGTTGTGACCTTCGCGGGTGATACTAACAAGTATGTTGTAACAACGGGTGCAACAGCAGCGGGTACAATCACTATTGCAGCTCCGGGACTATTGGAAACTTTAGTGGGGGATGCAGCAATGACAATCGGTGCGGACTATGTGGCAAACATGGCATTTGACCGTGAAGCAGTACAGCTTGTAACAAGAGCACCAGCACTCCCACAAGAGGGTGACATCGCGATTGACAGACGTACAATTACTGATCCTATTAGGGGTCTAGCGTTTGACGTTGCTATTTATGCAGGGTACAGAAAAGTCAGATATGAACTTGCTATCGCATGGGGTCAGAAGGTTATTAAGCCTGAGCATACAGCAATTTTGCTTGGATGATTTGACAAAATAAGCACCCAATAATTTAATTGGGTGCTTATAATTATAAAGGCAAAAAATGGCTAGACTTGAAACTATAAAAGTAGTAACAGACGGCGGGTTCAAGATCATTAATAAAGATGATTTTGACCCAAAGATAGATAAAGAGTTTAAAGAAAAAACTACTCGCAAACCGCGAACAACTAAAAAGGATAAATAATGGCAGACGCATTAGGAAACAGAGATACCTTTGACTATGCACTTAGAGCTGGTGGTAAAATGTACGGAAGAGAATACTCTTCAGCAGGTGTACTTCCGGAAGAGTGGACATATCTAGGTGAGTCTCATAACATTAACCAAAACGTAGAGAGTGAACAAGTAGAGATTATGAATACTGAAGGCTGTACCCAGTCAACGGGTGCTTCCTCTACAAAGTCCTCAAAACTAACACTCGATTGGGAAACTTTCGAGTATTCACCTAAGAATATTGCTTTAGCGTTTCTAGGTACAGAGTCAACATTGGCACAACCAGAGGAAACAGCTGCAGCCGTTACTATTTCAGGGGTACAGGAAGGTAAATATAACTTTATTGGTTATTACGCTACTACTGATCTTGTAGTAATGGACGATAGTGATACAATAACGTATGTACTAAATACGGATTATACATTCGATGCAGACTCCGGGATGCTAGGGATTATCACAGGTGGTGCTATTTCATCTGATTCTGATATTCACTTAACGGTCACAGCAGATGCTTATGATGGAGCAGTGGTGCAATATCTTGATAATGTTACTAAAGAGTTCCAAGTAATGCTTATCGGTTGTCCTTCAGACGGTGACAAAATCAAAACAATCTTCTATAAAATGAAGATTACAGCAAATGGTGCTATTGGTATGAAAGGTGACGATTATATTCCTATCTCTATGATCGGAACTTGTATCGCTGACACTTCACAAGCTACGGGGTCTGAATACGCTGTATCTACAGTGTTACCAAACTCTTAATTTTTTCAGAGGGTCTTTCGGGACTCTCAATAAAGGATTAAAATGAAAGAATACCCCGCTACATCAGAAAGTTTTAAAGTTAACGGTAAAGTGTTTAAAATGCAAAAGCTTACGCTAGGGCTTCAGGCAAAGATAGAAGATGAGAACATACCCGTAACGTATCGGGATATACTAGAGGGCTGTACTGACATGAAGAGTGAAGACATAGAAGCTTTGCACTCTGACCAGTTTGATGTTATCTATGCAGACGTTATCGCATTCAGCTACTCTGACGACAGCAAAGGTGGTGAGTCAAAAAAGCCATAGCCCTCATCGCCTTACTGATGAATAAAGGGCATAATGACGCTCAATATTACAGATTTGATTTTGTAAAAACTGTAATAGATGAATACATATTAGAAGGAAAGGCACAAGATGGCACAAGATGATTTAATTATAAAAATAATAGCAGAAACAGACAATGCTACTAAACAGATAAATAAACTAAATAAAGAAGTGTCAAAACTTACTACTGAAACAAAAAAAAGCAACGTCCCTTTAAAAAAACAAGAAAAGATATTTAAAGAGTTAGACAAATCATCAAAAAAACTTTCATTATCACTTACAAGCATTACCCTTGGATTAGGGGCTATAGGTGTTGCCATGAAGGGCTTAGACTTTGCCAAAATGGCAGCAGATGCAGAACAGGCAGCAGACGCGTTTGAAAAAGTGTTTGATGATATGGGACTCAATGCTGAAGAAGAATTTAACCGAATAAAAGAAGCTTCCAAAGGTCTTATCCCGGAAGCAAGTTTAAGACAGTCAGCCGTAACCGCTGCATCATTAGGCGTACCTATTGAGAAACTAGGTCAACTTATGGACGTTGCGGTTGCTAAAGCCCGCGAGATGGGGACAGAGACTAAAGCAGCGTTTAATGACTTAGCAACAGGTATTGGGCGTGGTTCTCCTATGATATTGGACAACTTAGGTTTGACTATCAAACTGGGTGAAGCTAACAAGAAAATGGCTGCCTCTCTTGGTAAAACTGTAAACGAATTAACTAAACAAGAAAAGCAATTAGCACTTACAAATGCCGTTATCGAGTCAGGTGCTGACTCCGTAAAAAGATTTGCAGATGAGGGATTAAGCTCCAAACAGAAGATGCAGAAGTTTAACGCTTCACTTGATGATTTAAAAATAAAAATTGGAAGTCAACTTTTAGAACCACTAACAAAACTTACAGAAGCGTTTACTGAATTTATTGACACGATAGACGATGACACTATAATTAATTTTGGGAAAGATATAGAAATCCTAGTGAGTGCGATCAAGTCTTTATATGACGCGGGAAAATTACTAAGTGATGTTTTCGCTCCCGATGCAATATTTGGAGATGGTGCGACTGTATTAGGCTTATTTGTAGACGGTCTGAAAGTTGCAGAACTTGGACTTACTAGAATAGTAGCAAGGATAGACAATCTAACCGGAGCGATGGATAAACTAAACCAACAGAAGGACAGTGTTAGCGGTCTTGCGACTGCTGTATCTAATTTTGCTGGAGAAAGTGCAGAAGAATATTCCCACCTTGACGATGCTATCATGGACGTATTTAATGCGAACGAGAATCAGATACAACAATGGCAAAGTAAATCCCCCTTAGTATATAAAGAGAAAATAAAAGAACTAGGAGAGGAGAATACAAAACTATTAGATATCTATAAAAAACTAATAGATAAAAAACCATACAAAGCAGCGACAGACGATGCAAACAATGCAGCAGATTCAGTTGATGATCTAAGTAAAGCCATTAAAAAATACTCAGACACCGAAATAAAAGAACTTGCCAAAGTAAACAAAAAGAGATTAAAAGATACCGAAAAAACACTCAAAACATTAGGCAAGTCAGAACAGAAACTAGCAAATGATATTGTAAAAATAAATCAAAAACTTATTACTGATCTTGCCAAATTGTCAGATGATCGTTTCAATATGAATCAGGATATTCAGACAAGAATAGCAGATTTAGAGCGTGGTGCGATGTCGGACAGTGCTGCATATTACGACAAGCAAAAGGATGCAGATAAGGCATTGTCAGATGCTAGGTTGGCATTAAAGGCGGGGGAATATGAGAAGTATAAAACCTATCTAGATCAATACGAAGCACTTATAACAAGCTCCGCCGGGCAAGAGATAAAATCAGACAACAAAGTGGCAGTATCCAAAGAAGAAACTAGAAAAGCCGCGATAGATGGGCTTAAAACAATACAGTCTTTAGAGAATGAATACTACGACAAGAAAAAAGCTGATGCACAGGCAGCACACGACATAGCATTACAACAAAAAGAGATTGAACTTGCAAGTATAGAAGCCCAACTTGTAGCACAAAA